TAAGACCCATAGAGAGTGCTTATGAGTGTGACAGTCGGGGAAGTGGTTAGAAAGTATTGACTTTGGGGTTGATGTGTCCTATGTTGGTTTCGTGGTCGGGAAAGTAACATTTTTCTGATCACAAGTTCTTTACATTTTTTGTGAAAATGTTTGCACAAACTCTCAACTTCGTCGATGATGTGATGGAGTATGACTATCAAGAACTCATCAACAATTTTCTGGTGCTTGGAGCACTTTGTGCCGTGATTGTTGCTGCAATGTATCAGCAACTGCGCAAGGTTAAATTCTCCACACCGTATCAAATTTCAGATTGGGTTTATCTTGGTTTAAATCTTCGTGCCGATTGTGATGATGCCGTTGGAGATGAGCGTTTCGGTGTGAGCATCAATCGTTACTATTTCGGTGTTTATGGTAACACCGCACAATGGGGCAAACTTGATGAGAATGATTGCCTCTGATTAACAACAATATGTGCCAATAGTTTTAGTGTCACAGTAAATGAGCACTGTGCCCAAAATCGTGTATTGTAGTTAAGTCGTCAAGGGATCCCCCCAATGATTGTTCCTTTCTCTGAAGTTTGCGTCGGTTGCTCACTCGTTCTCAACGGATTGGCAGGGGTGAAAGTATCATCCCGCACCGTAGATTTTATCGTCGGTGAGATTGATGGGCAATCAACTTGGAAGAAAATGTTTGTTAAACAGAAAGAAAATGTGAGAATTGCTGACCCTGGTCAGGGTATTGTTCTCTCTTGGTAATCACTAACTGTCCCTTTGCTATTTGATTATGTTTGATGCAACTTGGTCTGAGATTGTTGATGCTCCTGGTGAGATCTACGATGTGATTGAGTATAAAGAAGAATGGGAGAAAGATGATAAGTTTGACGTAGAAGATTATCTTAAGGGTAACACCGACTATTGATGTCTTTCGTATCATCTTTCTCCTATTCTAAAATGAACACTAATCTGGAAATGTTGACTGCTCGTGAACAACTTATGGAGGACATTGATTGTATCATCAATAATTACTTTGAATACTTTGATGTTCATTATGACGAAGAACTTGTGAAGATTTTGTGTGATGCTGTCTGCCGTAACTTTCCTGTTAGTTGATATAAACCGTGTCGATTCTCAAGTACTTTTATTATTGAGAATCGCGGCCGCGGGTGGACGGTTGAGCAACCTACACACAAAATGAGCACGACCCCCAAAATCGTGTATTGTAGAAGGGTCAAAGAAACACAAGCAATGGCAACTTTCCTCTTCACTTATTCAAACGGCATGTTTTCTATCTCCCCCGAAATGCAAGCAACTTGGGATGACATTATGGGTCAGATGGTGGCATTCGTGAATGATACAAATGCCGACATCGATAGTGCCTATGATTGGGTATGTGAGATGCTGGAAATTGACTCCTTTGTTGATAACGAAGGTGCATGGGATTCTTTCTACTCTGTGTGGGAATCCTGCGACAATCGTAATGACCTCCGAAACATTTACATCGACTGATGTACACTGACCCTTGCACAATCGCACTTCAAACTGACAATTATCTGATGAGCAACGTTTACACTGATTACATCGAATCCAAAGGTTACACCGTGGCAGAGTGTTACCGACCTGCTAAAAAAGAGGTTCCCGTTAACATGCGTGATCGTTATTCTTCTTATGAAGATTATCAGGAAGCACTCCACGATTTTCTCAACGGTAACTGATAACAATGCAAGAAATTAAGTTCATCATTTCTGGTCGTTTTGAACGTCCTAATGGTCACACTATGCGTGATGAGTTAGGTTACATTGCTGCCACTAAAGAGGATGCAATTGCTACATGCCAACGTCTCAATCCTAATTTCCACATTCACACTGTGAGAGAGGATCATAGTGTGCCTGAGGTTGTGAAATTGCAACCCCTTCGTTAACACTAACTCATTCGTTCCTTCATTAACATCATCATGCGTTATTCTGTTCACTGCCCATCTGCACCTTACGAAAATTCTTCCTTTGTTGATATTGACGATGCATGGGGTTTGTGTCTAGATCTCTCCGAAGAATTTGGTTATGCCGAAGTTCGTCAGGGTGATCATCTTCTAGGAAGTTACACAAACGGTCAGTGAGTTTCTATCACTAACCGTGTCGATTCTCAAGTACTTTTATTATTGAGAATCGCGGCCGCGGGTGGACGGTTGAGCAACCTACACACAAAATGAGCACGACCCCCAAAATCGTGTATTGTATAGAGGTGGAGGGGACAGCACCCCTCCCAAGTCCTTTCTCTTCTCTCTCATGCGTAAGATCGAAACCCAGATGATTGCCGCAATCAAGAATAACATTGATTGGAAATCTGCAAACACTGAAGTCATCCACACTTGCGATAATGTAAACCCTCCCGTGTCCCATGTGTATCTCCACGGCAATAAGATTGCTGAGGTTGGTGATGATTTCCTGAAACTTTATGATGGTGGTCGTCAATCAATGACCACAAAATCCCGTCTGAATGCACTTCTTTCTGAGTTTGGTTACACTTGCGGAACCAAGCAAGAGTACATTTTCCAGAAACAATTTGAGTGGTTCATTCAAATGTTTGACCTGACTGAAAAGGCAATGCGTACTATTCCTTTCACCGACGGAATGCGTTTGGCAGGATGACAACTTTGGGGGTTAAATTCCCCCTCAATTGTTTTCACTTTATCACACTATGAAAGCATCTTCAAAGACTAGAACTTGGTTAATTTTGTTCTATGAAAGAATCGGAAAGGATCCAATTATTTTTCGTTCATATGAAAATATGAAAGAATATGTTGCCAATAATAAAAAAGAAGTTGCTGCTGTATATGAATCTGAATGGAAATATATGAATACTAAGATTAGAAAAACTGATGAAGCATTCTCTAGTTTAGGTTATCTCTGATTCAAATCATGACCAAAATTCTTCACATCTCCCACCCCGAAGATACCATCCTCACAGGTGATCTTTCTGTCTTAGATTCTTTCCTCTCTGAGGGTTATCTTTCCGTCAAAATTGATGGTGCTCCGGCAATCGTATGGGGCATCAATCCTGCGACTGGAAACTTCTTCGTGGGCACAAAATCTGTCTTTAACAAAATAAAGATTAAGATCAACGAATCGCATCAGGACATTGATGCTAACCACGTTGGCAACGTTGCTGATATTCTTCACAAATGCTTCGATTATCTACCACGTACCGAAGGCATTTTTCAGGGTGACTTTATCGGTTTCGGTGGATCTGATGAATATACTCCCAACACGATTACCTATAAATTCGATGATATCGTAACTGAAGAAATCATCGTTGCTCCACATACTTTCTACACTGCAGAGAGTGACTTAAGAGATGCAATCGCACACCCGATGAAGTTCACTATCACCGACACAGTTTACTGTAAGTTTGTGAAACCCCGTGCCCGTATCTTCTCTGGCAATTATATCACCTGTGCCGGGTCGTTTGATGACATCTCCGAACCCATTATGTTTGCTAAGGTAATGGCACAAAATGTTCACTTTGTGGATGATAAGCAAGCAAAGAAGATTAAGCAGCAACTGAATAAGTGCATCCGTGAAAATACACCGATTGATGATAATGCTTTCGATTGCGATTATACTCTGATTGCATTCTGGAAACTGGTGCAATCTATCAAGGATGATGCACTCTTTCTCTGTCGTAATGATGGACCGGAAGCATACATCGGTCAGGATAGAATCGATTCTGAGGGTTATGTTTACTCCAATGAGTTCGGTACATATAAGTTGGTAAATCGTCGTCTCTTCAGTGCTGCTAACTTCAACAATAACCGATTCCAAACTAATATCCAAAACGGTATCGGTTGATACAGACCCGGCAGGGGTATCCGGGTATCTTAGAAGGGTCAAAGCAACGTACCTCATGCAGAACCCTCTCAACACCGTCATCATCTGGCAGCATGTCCCCAGCTCTGCCGTCTCTGAACTCCGTCTCCGTCCCCGTCGTCGCACCATCACGGTGGAGTGGCGGTCAGGTCACTACAGCACCCATGCCGTGCGTCGTCGTGACATGCTCCGTCTTCTAGACCCCCGTCAGTCGGTAGGGCAGTGGGTGAATCGATTTGCCCTCTCCTGACCTCCCCTGATTTCTCTTTACTTTCCCCATGAAACATCTCAAAGAACTCACAAAGTACATGAAATCTGAAGGATTTGAGTTACAACGACAGAAAAGACATTTGGTCTGGAGGCATCATACAGGAGTGAAGATTCATACGGCATCAACACCTTCCTGCCGTCATTCTTTAAATCAGACTAAACGTGATGTGCGACGAAAGTTTATAGAAGTGGGCATTCGTTCGTGAACAGCAGTTAGGGGGTATTATGCCCCCTTATGTGTTGCCCGCCGTGATGCCCCCCCGTATATAAAACCCCCTAACTTCCCCAAGCTATAAACGACCCAGATCGACCTTTAAATATCAGTCTCATAAAAAAATTTTTTCATATATAAAAAATGGCAACAGGGTTCAAAGATATGCAAAAAAATCCGCAGGAAAATTTTACGACTATAGAGATCGATCCAGTAACCGGTGAGTATTATGTCACAATACCTCAATGGATTTGTGATGAGAAGGGGTGGTATGAGGGAGTAGAATTAAACATCGAGGTTGAGAACGACTGCATTATTATTGGAGATATTGAGTGATTGACTTTGTATAGATAGAGTGTTATGATATTGATGTAGTTACTTACTATTATGGCTAAAGGATTTACTGTAAAAGCAAAAACACCCAAACCATCGGAGAGTCCGGAAGAATGGGACTATGATAAGGCAAGAGAAATGGTGAAAGGCAAGGCCATTGTGTTTTGCCTACCCGGTAGGGGAGTTTCTTATACATATCTCAAAAACTTTGTACAACTTTGTTTTGATTTGGTACAGGCAGGAGCAAGTATTCAAATTTCACAAGATTACAGTTCGATGGTAAACTTCGCACGTTGCAAGTGCCTTGGGGCAAATGTGCTGCGTGGACCCGATCAGATTCCCTGGGATGGTAAGTTAAAGTATGATTATCAGTTATGGATTGACAGTGACATTGTATTTAATACTGAGAAGTTTTATCAGTTAGTTCTGATGGATCAGGACATTGCAAGTGGTTGGTATATGACTGAGGATGGTCGTACCACAAGTGTTGCACACTGGATGGAAGAGGATGATTTCCGTAACAATGGTGGAGTGATGAATCATGAAACAGGTGAGAGTATCTCCAAGCGTCGCAAACCATTTACTGTTGATTATGCAGGGTTTGGATGGTTATTGATTAAGCACGGTGTCTTTGAGCACGAAGACATGAAGTATCCATGGTTTGCTCCAAAGATGCAAGTCTTTGAGTCTGGAGAGGTTCAGGATATGTGTGGAGAGGATGTAAGTTTCTGTCTGGATGCAAAGGAAGCAGGATTTGAGATTTGGTGTGATCCTCGCATCCGCGTTGGGCACGAAAAGACTCGGGTTATTTGATGCTAGAGACAAAGTATACAATTCTCCACAGAGGGGTAGTTCTGTATAAAGGATTGACCGAGGAAGAATACTTTGATATAATGGAGGACCTTTCGATAGAGTATTATCAGAAAGGTTCTCCAAGACCACAAGATTTAGAAACTAAGATTACTAAGATTTAAGGAGTTATTATGGCAGTACGTGCAAAGGTTGGTTTAATCAAAGACGGGTTTATGCCTGGGAAGCCCAAGAAAACTCGTCAAGGAAGTGGTAAGAACACGAAGTATGCTGCTACGTCTCGTAATGGGAAGCGTAAAATGTATCGTGGTCAAGGACGATAATGGGACGTTGGATACATAAAGGAGATAAATCTAAACCAGATAAACGTTGCAAAAACGTTTTGTCTCCTAAAAAGTATGCTAAACGCAAAAAGAAAAAATAATGTATCTAGAAGGGAATCAGGAATGGGATCAAATTCATACTGATGACCTTTGGGTTTACAATAAATTAATTTTAAGTCGGAAGTTAGGTTATACATGTGGTCCTGTCGGGACTGATGTTCCTAAGTCCGACTTTTATATTATACGACCTTGTATGAATTTACTCGGTATGGGACGTTTTTCTCGTATAGAATATGTCTATAAGAGTACTGACTCATATCATCCTGCCGAATTTTGGTGTGAAGTTTTTGAAGGGGACCATATTAGTGTAGATTTTCACAATAAAACTCCAGAATTGACCGTATTAGGCACTCGTGATTCATACGAACCACTATATAAATGGAAAAAATGGGAAAAAATTGATCATGAACATCATTTTCCTACAATTTTAAATGATTTAGTAGGCAATTATGAGTGGATAAACTGTGAATTTATAGGAAACAACTTAATTGAAGTACATTTCAGACAAAATCCCGACTTTAAGTATAATAATACAGAGGCAATTCCAGTTTGGGAAAATGAAAAACCAGAAAATTTAGATTATTATCATTTTATTGTTGATGATGATTATCTACGTAAAGGATTTTGGGTAAAATAAATACAAAAAGGGATAGAAACCCCTCAAAAAGTTCTGATTGTACTAATCAGGAGTCAAAATGGGCAACTCACCTGTCGATAGAAACACAAATATTATGAGAGAAGTATGGGGAACAACAAGTTTAACATCGGATTATTGGTCATTGCCACATAAGACGAATGATAATCCCGAAGAAAGAGTAATTCAAGAAATTATGCACGATGATTTGAAAAAAGATCAAAAAAATCTTCAGGAATAGGGTATAAATAAAATTAAGAAAACTCTTTTCCAATGGCAGTTCAAAGGATATCAAGAGCATTTAAGGACATTAGTTTGTCCTTTGATCCTCATCCTATAACAAAAGACCTACCGATATTAAAAAATGAGAATGCAATTCGTCGTGCGGTGCGAAATATTGTAGAAACTATCCCGACAGAGAGATTTTTTAATTCTTTGTTGGGATCTGATGTAAGAAGAAGTTTATTTGAATTTGTCGATTTTGGT